ATGAGCTATAGCAAATTAAGCCCGGAGCGCAAAAAAGCAATCAGTCGTAATGCGGCAGAGTATGCTAAAAACAATTACAGACGATTAAGCATATCATTATCGCCTGATGTTGCAGATAAATTTGACAGCATTTGCGCGGCGGAAAACTTATCCAGACCGGAGCTAATCAAAAAAATGATTGAGCTTTACGGGTCACAAAAATAAAAAAAGACGGCGGAATTACCCGCCGTTTTGTTTACACCATTAACTCATCGAAGCTAATCTTACCTGCTTTATAGCTATCAAGTCTTGCTTCCACTTCACTCTTAAGGTTTTTGTACCGTTGATAAAGTAACTTCAATTCGCCTGGATGGGCTTGATCAAACTCATTAAGTTCTCGTCCGGTGATTTCGCCATCATTGGATAAATAGTAACTCAAGATAGGATCATCTAGATAGGTTTGGTGTTTTGACAAAAACTCCGATCTCAATTCTGATAGTTTATTTTCAACGTAATTTTGTACTTTGTTTTCTCTTTCTTGTTTTTCTCTTTGTTCAATTTCAGCTTTGGCGCGATTGATTGATTCAATTTTAACATTGCTTACAGATGAGTATTTTGCGTCAAACGCAAAGATGATGATAGTGTCATCCAATCCATCAAAATCAACCTCAAATTCTACCGGTAATACGCTAGACCCAAAACTAATAAAACTTGTCTGATTACTGCCTGACAAATAAGCAATAGCCATGCCTTGTTTGCCTACAAGTTCTCGATTTACAGTTACTTTCACATTGCGCAATGCGCTTCTGATGTAACTATCACCTGCGTTTAAAATTTCCTGAGGCATGCTATTACGGTCAACCGTTACTTTCTGTGTCAATAATGCCCCGCCCTTTTTGAGCTCATCTACTGCTTTTTCAAGATTCGCAATATCCTTGCCGACTTGATACGCAAAATCTTGATCGTCTTTATTAATTTTTGCCATTTTTTACCTCGCTTTTGGCTTGTTGATAAATCTTTAGTAACTCCGCGCTATAACTCTCAATACTTGCTATAGGCGGCTTTGACTTAACTTTTATTGTCGGTTTTTTATGCACAATAACTAGCATTACACACCTCTAGTCACGTCATGGATTAGCTCAAATTCACCGCCGCATAATGTGCGCACCTTGCCGGCATTATCAATACACTGTAAATCCCAACGCGCAGCAGTCCAATTAGCGCCCTCTGTTTTTTCATGTCCGATTACAACATCAACAAAATTTGAACGCACTCTTATATCTCCGGTTGAGCTCGATAATTTAACAATCTCGCCTTTTTTGATTGGCTTGATATGTAAATCAAAACGACAACCGGCAAAGTCTAAAGGCTCATTTTGATCGTTTGTAAACTCAAACGTCCAGCTGTCATCATCACCGCGTATTGCCTCTAAATCTATTTGCTCCATGATTCCCCCCAAATAAAAAGCCCTCTTAGCTGAGGGCTTTGTTAATTATTTATCGTCTTTAACCTCGCCGCCTGCGAAAATGTAAGGATTGATATATCCTACATAATCCTCAGGCACAAAGTCAGTAGGTTGAGCTTTAACTAATTCCGCCAACGCCCACTCATAAGGGATTGCGTCCCACTCAGGTACAGCAGGCAAGGTAAACGTATTAATACTTAGCGCATCTTTGCCCTCATCTTTTTTTGCTTTTGACGCATACGATGCCATGGTAACAAAAGTATTGCCGTTTACGTAGTCAGTTTGTAACCCGCTTACTGCGTGATAGCTTGCGCTCGCACCAGTGCGAGGCTCCTCGATTATTTTTTCGATGTATTTCATCTTTTTTTGGCCTTATATATTGGATAAATTGATAATTACCATACTTGGGTATGTGTCATTGATTGGCTTAGCAGGTACTGAGTCCCCGATATACTCGCCGTTTATTTCGGTTGTGTTAAAACACATATAGCTGGCCGAGTTATTGCTACCAACTTTAAGCCCCGGAAGTAACTCTTGGTAATTACCAAAATTACCAGTTGGTATGGTAAAGTGCTGTTGAGCAAGCAATCCTACCTTATGCCCATACATTTTAGTGACCTGTGATTGCTCTCCAAGTCTTACAACATCTTGCACTAGCAGTGGCTTTTCGGACGAGTTTAACACTACTCTCCCTTGCTCATCGTATACCTCAAAACCATATTTATCTGTTGACTTGTGAGCCAGGGTAAATTTATGCACTGTTATAGTTGCTTTGGCGCCATTGTTTACCGGGCAAAAAGCAAATCCAACATTGCTTAGATCGTCGTCGTAATACATCAAAACCGAATTGTATCTATTAAGATTTAGCGGGTCTGAGTGATGCAGATCGCAGACAACAAAAACATCTGTAGGCTCACAATCAATCATTGCAGTGGTCAACTCTCCATTAATGCACTCTTGACTTAACTTGTGGGTTGACTTGTGGACATAAGATCGATACTTAGAGTCAATCTTAAGATCCGCGGAATTGATACCGTACTCTGACATATTAATATACTCCTATAATTAGTTTGTATTGATGTGGATTTTTAATCCCGTTTAAAGCTGGCGAGCATGTTATTTTTTTATCCTCAACTCGGAGGAAAACCTGCCATTGCTTTGCTGGAGCTTTATCTATTGGCAACAACCACCCAACTAATCGCTCAGTGTCTTTTATTGGGTATGTAAAAACCGTCTCAGATTTAGCCGATACGATATATTCACCAATTAGCCTTAGCCTTGGCATGGTTGAGTCAAAGATCATATTGCCATTATGATCAAATGTTTGTATCCCGTATGATGGCACACCACCTCCTTTTTTTAGCCGTCTCCATCTAAAAACAAAAAAAGCAACCGCTAATGCGATTGCCGTAACCAATGCAATATAAATAATCATGATAACCGCCCTATTTTAACCCTTATCATCCCGCGATCGTCATAAACAATGATCGTTTCATTGTTTATGTATAAACCAACATTATTATTTGGATTTGCGCGGATAGACACTTGCCCTTGATTATTTACAGCAAATCTACCATCACCAATATTTAACGACCCACCATTAATAATCGGTGAGTTTATCGTCTGATTGGCTCTGATATGTTGACCAAGGATTGTACCATCTGCAATTAAATCACCGCTCAAAGCAAGACGACCATTAGCAAGCGTAAATACATTTTGCACTGTGCCATCAGTGGCATTTTTGACAACGCCGAATTTGTCAGCCATTACAATTACGGAGCTTTCCGCCGTTTTGCCATCACTTGACGCGCCAAGTGCAATACCCGCAATGGCCGTACGACCACCACCGACTACTTGCGTTTTAATGGTGTGCGTTGACGACAGCTTGTTATTAACCCCTGCAACCGCACGACTAACCACATCAATTTCCGACCTGCTTTGAGCTACCGCGTCCGTTTTTGCCTTGTCTGCTTTAGCTTGCGCGTCTGCTTGCCATGTGGCGCGCAAACTTTGTTGAGCAATGCTAGCAACCTCGGATTTGTCCGCTTTGGCAGTGCGGATATTTGCGATTGAGCCTTCCGCAGCACCAACTCTCGCAGTCAACTCACCCAATTTTTGAGATTGAGCGTTATTTGTCGTTGCTTGCGTTTGTTGGTAGTTTGTCAAGTCCGCGGACACTCTCGCTATCTCAGTCGAGCTATCTTCCGGCGCAGGGCTCCAATCTGTCGCCACTGTGCCGCGCTCTAGCTTGACGTTTGACACCTTAATGTAATCGGATGTTTGATAGCGTGCTTGTACAATGATGTTGCGGATTGACTTAACAGCTTTAGGGATAGTATGTTGTGCCGAGATACGCTGTTTTAAGGTCTTTTTGACGCCGTTAACAGCCTCATCATACCAGGCCGAAAAATAGCCAACCGAATTATCATCATAAACCACTGATAGCTCGGCTCCTATGCGAGGATATGGCTTGCCGTAAATGGATGTCGCGTTAGATAAGTCAATATCACAAGATATGATTAAGCTATCCCCTTGGGTTAATGAGAGCGCAGGAGACACATCTACATTTACGGTCTTGGTTTGATTACTCCCGTTAACGGTTAAGATTTTATCTTGCGACCCGGTTAATAATGCGTAGTTACGACCACCAACAGACACCCCGTCAACTTTAGCGGATAGATTTCGGATCTCGGTTGCTCTCGCACTATCTTTTTGGTTGACAGTCTCACGCAAAGATGCAATACCACTTTCCGCGTTAGCCACCCTGCCCGCTAGCGCTTGTCTAGCTTGAGCTTCCACTCTATCTCCGTCCGCTCGTGCTTTTTGCTCAGCGGTTATGCCGGATAATGCAGATTCCGCTTTTGCCGTTACTGTTTTAATCGTTTCGGCTTGAGCTTTGTCTGCTTTTTCCAGTTTTTGGATTGCTGTTCCGGTGGCGGCCGCTTGGTTGTTAATTTGTTGTAATGCATTATTTACCGCAGCAATACGGGCTTTTGCCTCCTCAGACACTGCGCTATTGATGTCATTTTTAAGGCTCTCAATTAGCTCTTTGCCAACGCCAACTTTGGTTACAGTCTCCTCGACCATTTTTAACAGGCTTTCCGGATTATGGTCTGCCTCGCCAAATACAGCAGAGGTAAACTCTCCCTTGTTGTCGTTTTTATCGCCGCAACGCAACCAAAAATAATATTCCGCGCTCAACGGTACGCCACTCATAACATAGTTATTTTGTGGATATGGCAAGGTTGCCACTTTAACCGCTTTGCTAATGTCATTGGTTGTACTGCGCCAAACCTCGGTATAGTTACCGACAGTGGCTGTCTTTGGTAAATCCCAATCAAGCTCAATCGCAAATAATAGCGACTTAGTGACAAAGCGAGGGATATTAAGGCTAATCTCAAATGTGCGCGTTACCGGATCGGATAATTGCCCTAAACCGTTTTTGCCTCGTATCTCTACCGTATAGCTTCCGCTCGGTAGGTTATCAAAACTAATCTCCGGGCTGTCTAAATCTAAGTGAGTGCTGTACAAATTGCCGTTACGGTATAATTTGACATCATACTTAATCGCACCATGGCTTGTTGGCGTAGTCCATGTTAATTTAACCCCACCATCACCAAAGCTAATATCTGCGTTAGCGGGCTTATTAACCCCCGCGCCATGAGCGGTAGTAACAGACGGCATAAAACTAGCGCTACCATCAACAATAGCTTCTTTTTGCGGCTCATGCTGTAATGCGGTAATGGTATAGCTTCCGTCGTCATTTTCGGTTATGCCGAGAGCGCGGTAGAGTTGCGTTGACACTACGCCTGATTTAAGCACCCAGTTATCAAAAATACTCAACCCTTGCGGCACACTATCAAGCTCAACGATTGCCGGATTAGATTTATCGACCGACTTAATTTTGATTTTTGTCAAACCATCGGTAGTGATGTAGTTTAGATAGCTCTCGCCCTTAATCTCTACAGGCTGATCTAATGTGACCTTTTTACCGTTAATCGCAACAACTCGGCCGCCTAAAACCTTGCCAGCATAGTTGTTATCTGCAACCTCGATAATATCACCGGGTAGGTGCATTAATCCTTGTCGTCCAACGGCAAAAGTAATCGTGCATTGCTCAAGGCGTGATGTCTCTAACACCCATTTGCCGTATCTATGAGCCTGACCGCGTGAGGTGCATCCATAAGCAGTCATCTTTTTAACGTTGTAACCGTAACGGGCAATCATGCCATCATCGGCAACATACTCAATCGCCTTTTGGTATAAGTTGCGCTCATCCGCATACTCAACCTCAACCGCGGTAAAAATTGCCTTACCTGCGGTGTATTGTCGGCTAAATTTGCCGTCAACTACGTTTGACTGACTGTATAAGCACACCGGGTCGGTTGGTCTATCTTGGATTGCTGTAAATTGTGTGCCATCCCAAACCGCAATAGCTCTAAATACGGAAGCCATATCAGAGATGACGTTATAAGCGTCTCTTTGCTCGGTAATCCATAAGTTAGATACCATGCGCGGCTCTTTACCGCCGTAGCCATCATCTACAAGCTCATCGCAATATTTGGCGATCTCATACAGCATAAATTTATCAATGCCAAAATCACCAATACGCTCACCTAAGCCCGCTAACTTATCCGTGATAAGGTCGTAAAAAATCCATGCAGGGTTATTGGACCACCCCATTTTAAAATCACCGCGCCACAATCCCGGTGCGTACGTGCGAGCTTCCGGGTCGTAAGTTGTCGGGATTTTGATAATTCGCCCATACAGCAAAAAGTTGATGTTGGGAAAATTTGGGTTGTATCGGCTATCGGTCTTAATGCCGACAATAGCCATATTTGGATAGCTTAATTTTGTGTCAATAATCTCAGTATAACTTACCCAATGCGTGCCATTTTGTAAACGTTGAGATTTGCTATCCGCAGTCAAGCGCTTGACTGTAACCGTAAATGGTCTTGGCGGTAAATCATCTATGATGTAACTGCGGTAAAATCGGGATGACGATTTACCCTCAATCTGATATGTTCCGCGCGGCGTGTTGTTAACCAAAACTTGGAAATCAACAGATGTGCCGTGTGTGTCCCCTTGATCGTTTTGTGAGATCAATGCGTTTACACCGATCGTTAGACGCAAGCGTGTCACATCTGGATCTATTACCGATCTAGTAATAGGATGCTGTTGTTTTACCTCCGCTCCGACCGATACCTCACGCTCAGACGCCTCAAACCCCTCTAATGGCTTTTGGTCTTGATAGCCTAGATTGTATTGGATCTCTGTGTTTTTAAAGTTAAAACTAGCGGCATCATTATCATCTACACCATTAGCGTTTTGGATAGGCGTATTGTCAAAATACGTGTCTTTCCACTTATTCACAGGCCCTTTAATTGGGCCGAGCGAAATTAAACCGATTGCGCGTAGCTTTTGCGCTGAGCGTAAAGAGTCCGGTGCCTCATAAGGAGTATGCCCGCCGCCGCCTTTTGAACTACCACCCATCTATCAATCCTTAAAATAAAAAAACCACGCATAAAGCGTGGTCTGAATGAAATCTATTTTTTACTTTGTCTGCATATCGTCAAACGTCTCAACCCCTTGTGATATAAGCACAAGACTTGTTAGCATTTTGCCGTAAAGCAAAGGGATTGGTCTGCCTTGAGGGGTTAAGTTTTTGATGTTGCTAAACGAGGTGCTTTGTTTTTTTTCGCCCTCTTTGCTGTAGTCACTCATGCTCGGAGGTTTAGTTAATAATCCAACAACACCAGATAGGGTAAGTGACGCACCCATTGCCCCCATCATGGTAGCCGCCATACCCCATGCTGGCGGCGCGTACCACGCAATAACCATTAGCACAACTCCGGCAACGATTTGTAATACATTGCCGCCTTTACCTGCCCCGGCAACTACAGGCGTTAAATGCACTGTACAGCCATCTTTAAGGTCAATGATTGGCGTTGTTTTAAGTTGCTCCTCAGAGAGATACTTACTACCTACACGGATTTTGTAATACCCCTTGCGGATGTGCTGTCTAAGTCCTTTAATTTGTGTAAATAGTCCACTCATAAGCTCTTTAAAATTGCTAACCTCTAGCTCTATCGGGCCGTCTGCAAATCGTTTAAGATCGCCGTAAAATTTAACTTGTACCATTCTTTAAATCTCCATATTGAGTGAGTGTGCTTGAGCCAAAATCCGTTATACGGTACGCGCGCCGATAATCTATCCTCACTGTGGTGTATCATCATTTGATTACCCAAATAAACCCCGGCATGATTAGCCACATCAGCGCCGACTTGGATTAGGATAATGTCGCCAAGCTGTACGTCATCCTCTTGCATCAACTTGTAAAATCCGCATCGTTGCAATCCCTCCTCGTACAAATTGGAGGACTCAAACCAATCAAACGGATATTCCGACTTGTCGTCTAAATCAATACCGGACAACATATAGCTGTCTAATACGATATTTCGGCAGTCTTGTTTGTTGTTTTCAAACTGCCGTCCAATCAGCGGTTGGATGTTGCGGAAACACTTAATATCACCATCAACCACAAGCCAAAAATCCAAATCTAACCGCGCTTGGCACTCTCTGTCCGCCGTGGATAAATAAGGCAATCCGCGCTCATCATCAAAACTAGGGTGTGAGTGGACGAGTGCAATAATCTCTCCAATATCCTCAGCGCCGATAAATTCTTCCGGCGCAATCTCAAAATAATTGATTGGGTCTGGCGATACGTTGACGCACGGGATATAGATATTTTGCTGACCGTCAAAAACAACAAAGCCGCATGATTCCTGCGGCTTGCATTGTTCGGCGTGTGCCAATATCTCTTGTTTTAACTTGTCATCAATCATGATTAGTTACCGTATTGTGTCGTACTCGGGAATCCGCCAAAAGGTAAAGCCGCCCCGTTACCAAAGCGTAATTTACAACCCCTTATGCAGTGCGAACACTTATCCTTTTTGAGGTCTTTTGTTGGATTATCAAACTCATCTGCCACCGCGCCACCAGTGTAACCACATTGAGCAGACCGATACTGCCAAATGCAAGTGTCAGAGGTAATCATTAATAACGGGATTTTTGCATTGTCCGTCTCAGCCGGGGACGCAAGCTCAAAAGTTGCCTGTTGATCGTCAAGCGATTTTAACTGCTCAATGATATAGTAACTGCGCACCTCTTGATTTGGGTCAGCGCTAGGATTAACGCCACCCAGAAAGTTTTTAGCGTCTAAATGCTCGGCATAAACAAGGCGCCGAGTGACTTTAGCCCCCACTCCCTGCCCAAAGTGAGCCACAATACCAGTAACCAATCCGTAAAGGTTGGAAACGGTTAATGTTGGTCTATTGCTTGGCCCTTGTCCGCTAATCTCAAATCCATCTGCTTTAATTGGGTAGGCTTGATACTCGTTACCCTGCCACCATAAGTTAACCTGCGACTGATTTAAGCCGTTGTGAAACCGTAGTAACTCGCCTTTAGTACTTGGATCTGTACTGCTTGAGATGTGACGCAAATCAATTTCCCATAGCTCAACCAAGGCGCCTTGCTCAAGTTTAAACAGATTTGAGCGCATTTCTGTTGGTAGTGGTTTAGGCATATCACCACCACCGAATAGCCGTAATTAATTCTGGCAAATTCCAAATAAAAGCAAACAAAAACAAAATTGCTGCGGCAGTCCACATCGTTTTCCGAATCTCTTTTGGTGTGATATTAATTGCTTCCATAAGAACTCCTAGAAATTTAAAAGTAAATCGTTTATCATTCATTCAATGTTTGTTCCTTCTTGTACGGAAAGTTGGAATAAAAAAAGCCCTAAGTGTTAGCGCACTTGGGGCTTTGTTTTGTGTAATAAAAAACCGCACCCTGTTTCCAAAGTGCGGTCAAATCTTGTTGTGTTTTATAGAATGTCTAGCTGAAATCCTGTTGCTTTAGGGTTGTAGGCTCGAAGATATTTTAATACGCGCCAGTTATTTCCTTGCTCGCATTCAAATTGCTCCGTTATTCGCTCTAATACTTTTTGAGATTTTTGAATAGTATGGCGATATTCATAAGCCACACCATAAACGGAAGCAGCGTAGTGCGATCCAATTTTCTTTAATGCCGGGTGAAGTACTTGGCAAAGTTCCGAGCCACGCAATAAAGCAAACCATGCCCAAACGAGCTGTTGGAGTTCATGCTCGGTAAATTCAAAATTAAAGCACTCATCTTTTTTAGGCGTTGTAATCAACTCGCCCTCAAGCACGATTCTATGAACATACTCCACTGCTTGCGGTAACTGCTCTAATGTTAAATCTTCGATTGATTCCACATTAAAGCGTTGGTGGATTAAATGGTAGGCATCGGAATAAATTAAGCCTTTCTTACTCACCAACATATTTACGGCATTGCGTAGGCCTGTACGATCATCTACCGTAGTTTTTGATTCGTATTTGCCTGTTTTACGGATTGCCGGTAAAACTTCCGCTGTTACCCATTTTCTAAAACGGTGTGGAATAGATCCTTTTTTTACTGCGTCACGGCAACGTAAAATCAAAGTGTACATTCCGCTTTCGTTGATGATATTTACCTCACCGCCGCCACCATGCACTTTTGACCGTCCTATGTTAAACATAGACCGCTCATCTTCATCTAGATTTTCCAAGGCTTGACTTGGGTTTTTAATACCTAAGGTGTCGCAAAGATCTTTAGCAATAAACCAAGGCTCATTGTCAATAGCTAAAGTGCGGATGGATTTTGATTCAAAACTGAACGTGGAAAGTTGAGATTGATTTTTCATAGTGTATTTCCTTTTGAGGGATTGATAATTTACCCGTAATTGGGCGACCAACGGCTCAAAACCAGTACACAATCTGGCGGAGTTATTCCCTTTCGGTATTGTATTCCTCGCACCGTCGGTCATTGATTCTCTGAGAATTTTATAATGGCGGTAAAATTCTCAAATTTTAGATACAAAAAAATCACGCTGACGGGGTGAACATTCCGTTGTGTAAAAGGCTTTTGAGACCTTGAAAGAATGCTAATAAAAAGCCCCTTGAGTGTCAAGAGGCTAATTTTCAATTTTTTGTAAAAAGAAATGTATAAGCAATTAAGAATAGGATAAATGTCACAATAAGAATTTTTCCTATTGGTGGATCATTACTTTTCTCTTTATCTTCAGATTGGTTTAGCTGCGAAAAATATTCAGCGGTATCTTCAATGTCTTTCCCTGACTTAATGTCAAACACTCTTTGTATATCATTCAAGTAAAAGACTGACTCTTGCTCAAGTTCTTCGCAATACCCCCAAATAGCATTTTTTTCAGGGTAATAATCGGTGATTGCCACATTCAATTTCACAACTTGCCCATCTACAACATAATCAATCAACACATCAAGATAGCAATAATCCTCCTCTTTGCTTGAGGAAAACTCCAATTTGTCGCGCTTAGAGATGCCCGTTCCCGGTATGCCTAAATTTCGATAAACCCCATTTTTTCCTATATTAATAGATGCGCCTTTAATTCCGGTTGTAACACTTACGCCGGACTTGCTTATGTTTAACTTTACGCCTGGTAGGATTTTTTTTGTCTTTCTAAATTTTATAGCCATAGGATCTCCTTAAGTAAAGATAAGTCATTTTTACAAAATAAGAGATCCTATTCAATGGATATTAATTAAACACCTGCTCAAAAGGTAGCTCGTAATCAACATATACGCCATTGTCTGTGCTAGTCCATTTGCGGCAAATAACTAATATTGGAGTTGTTTTACCCGGTTGTAGCCACTCAAACGATTTATAGCCGCCGTGCCGGACTAAAAACGCCTCAAGCTCGTTAATAGCCGCTTTATCTCGCTTGCTTAGACGCACCGTTGGAGTGGCTTTGATTGCTACATGGTTAATCCCGTCTTGCATACGTTGAGAGTATCCGTCACCAAATTTAATCTCTTTGATTTTTGGCTCTGTCTCTGTTGTCATGCCCCAACGGACACCCCATTTAAAACGCTCTTTTGCCATACTACCTCGCCATCATTCCGCCGCTTCGTGATTCGGCTTTTAACACATCGTACACCTGCTGTCTTGTTGCTGTTGCAACCATACGCGCAAGTTTTTCGTTGTCCGCGCCATTACCATCAAAATTGTTTGTTTGATTGATAACAACGCTGTTTCCACCACCGCCACTACCAAGGGCTTTATTTAGATTTTCGTTGCTCGTAATTTGGCCGGTTGCCCCCGGCACAAAGATTTCCGGCCCACGCTCACCAACAAGATAAGCTCGACCGCCATCAACGGGACCACCATTAGCCCGCGCACCTGATAAGGTTACACTTGTTAATTGTTGCAATACCGCCGCACCTTGACTTGCTACTGCTGCCATATTTGCAAACTTTTGTGCGGGAGTAAACGCAGTTTTATCATCCATCGCAGTCATTATCGCACCCTGCAAATTAAGCATTGCTTGAGCAATCTGAAATGACTTTGAGATGGCAAAAATAGTACGATATGCCGCGCTGTTTTTTGCTCCTGCCGCCTCAATTATGCCGGCTATGCCGTCAAACAGGGTTGCCGCAGTATTAAGTTGGCTTATTGCCGCCTGTCGGTCTAAATCCTCTCTGCGCTTGCGATACTGATCCTCAATAAGTGCCTTAGCCTCCTCAAATTGCTGTACGTTTAGCAACTGTTGGTCGTAAAGCTCTTTTGCTTTAACCAGCTGATCTTCGCGTGTAATATCGTTTTGCACATACGGATCATTGCCGGAGCCTTTAATCTCGTTAAAAAACGACCGCACTTTTTCGGATTTGTCGTACTCGTCCTTGCGTAGTTTATCTTTTTGCTTGTTAATAGCATCTTCAAACGCTTGATTTTCAAGGGCTAAGTAATGTTTACGCAATTCCAACGCCGAGGCAAAGCCGCGCTCCTTGGCGTCTCTCTCAGTGATAGCCATTTTGCCAATACTGCTTACGCGCTCTTGGTGAGCCAAGGTGATTTTTTGCAACTCATCGGCATAAGTCATATCCAGTCTGGCTAAATCATTCGTTTTAGCCGCGGATTTGACCGCGCTTTTTTTATCCTCACTTTTTTGGAGCTCCGCCAACTCTTTGTTATAGCTTTGAGTTAATTTATCTAAGGAGGATTGGCGTAGTGCGTCAATATTATCAAAGCCTCTGCGGCGGATTTCTTCTTCGCTCAACACAAGATTTTCAAGGGCTTTTTTGTCCTTTTCGTATTGAGCTGTTAATTTTTCGGATCTGCTTTTTAGCTTATCTTCGATTTTTCCAAGTGTTGACGCTCCGGCGGTTTCTCTTTCAGATCTTTCGTGCTTTTCTTTCGCCTCGTTGGCCTCTTGTTGGCGTTTTCTCGACTCTGCCTCTTGCGCATCTAGCTCTTTTCTTGATTTGGCTAGATTTTCACGGGCTTTTTCCAACTCTTTCGTGGTGTGTGCTAACGCATCATTTATGCCATCACCATAAATACCGGACTTAGCCTTTTCTTCGAGGCTTTTTTTGGATTTCTCCAACACATCAATTTGCTTTTCGAGGGTATCTACATGCGTTTTTGTATCAACCCCTCTCATGACTTTTGTCAGCCATAAAAACGCCTCAGCTAATTTATTTATTGAGGCTTTGTACAAGTCAGTGATACCAGTAGAGGTTGCAAACGCCTCTTTTAGCTCATCGGTTGCCTGTCCCAAGGTATCTAACGCACCAGCAACAGTATCGCTTGCAGCGGCCTCACCGGCTCCACCAACACGCTTTTGTAGCTCATGCAAAATAATCTCTTGCGCTTTTGCTTTTTCGCCGCTCTCAACAAAAGACTGGATCAGGTCTTTTTGCGCCTCTGTAAGCTCAATGCCTTTGCGCTTTAAAAGCGTAACCGCTTCCGCCGGAGACTCTAACGCCCGACCAAGATTTTTTGCCTCACTTGATACGTCTGTTTGATAAACCTCCGCCAAGTCTTGCGCTAATTTGATCGCTGTTTTAAACGTCTCACCTGTCACACTGCGAAAAGTCATCATGACTGACATAGCATTACGCACACCATCTACGCTGGCAAGCGTGTTCATGGCGAGCGATCCGGCAAAATCGTTGATCTCGCTAGAGGTAAACCCAACCGCCGCACCAGTAGCTTTTAATTGTGCTTCCGTGCGCGCTAAATATCGCTCGGTCTCAGCGTAAAACTTAATCCCCTCTTGACCTGCCGCATAAAATGCCGCAAAAGCACCCGCGGCACTCAACGCGGCGGCGGCTAGCCCACCAATCGCTAACTTTGTTAGATTAATCCCACCAGTGGTTTTACCCAACCCATTAAGAGAGTTACGAGCCTTATTAATCTCCTCGGTAAATTTGGCCGTCTCTGCTTCGAGCTTTATTTTTAAATTGCTAATCTGGTCCAATTCTCAACACTCCATCATTCGCAATAGACGCATCCATCATTTCTTCCGCCGTCATTTCCGCGGTTGGTTTAGCTGTATGTAAAACGCTAAAATCCTGCGCTGTAACAACCTGTTTTAATGCCGCAACGTTGTAAACCGCACTTGCTACCGTGCCGTAGCCGTAATCTAATAACTCAAGTGTAAACGGACGTTTGCTAAAGTATTTACACCAGCAAAAATACTCCGCGACAGACATCTCGCGGAGCATTTGGCGGTAATCGGCGCGCTTAAACTCGTGCGCCAACTTTAAAACAAAGTCAAGTTCGGTTTCTAATCGTTTTTTTGCTCACCATCTTCCGGTGCGCTTTCGGACGGTTCAGCTCGCGGAAATTCGCAAACATCCTGCACCGCCTCAAGCACGCGGAAAATATCCGCTTGAGTCCAAGTGGTTAACAACTCTTTTTGTAAGTCATCAATAGACTTATCGCTGTCGTACGATAGCGAGATCGCAATCAAGCGAGTGTGTGCCATTAGATTATTACGAGTGATTTTGTTGAGCTTGCTATTTAATTCCTGCTCAGTGTCGTTTTCGGATACCGGGGCGGGTTTATCTAGCCCATTTAGGTAATCAACATAATCAAGGTAATCAAGCGCGGAGATTGCGGACAATACCAACACCTGACCGCGCAACTCAAACTTAACTTTTTTTAACATGATAACTAGTCCCCTGCCTCGTTATACTCAGCCAATAACGGTTTACCTACGTTAGTTAGCTTAACTGTACGGGTCATCACTTCATTTTGTGGCACTGTTTTGCCCAAAGATGACACCCAAGCGTAATACACATCACGCACGCCGTTAGGATATACAACAAGGTAAAATTTCTTTTTGCCCGTATTAAAGTCACCAACTAGCGCTTGTTGGGCGGTATCGCCTGGCAACCACGCAAGCGTTAAAGAGGTTTCGCCTGCGGATTTTGCACCCTGACTTGTGGATTTCCACTCGGCGTTTGGATCGTCTAAATAGTTATCCTCATAGCTATCCGCAGTAACTTCACCAGGGGAGAGCTCTTTGATTTTCGCAATGCGATCCCAGTTTTCAGGTTTTTTAATTTCGGCCGCGGCGATCGTATCGTTTCGGATTACGGTAGCCTCTTTGTCGTCTTTAAGACGATAAAACATTGTGCCGGCACCTTTCATTGGGATTGTGTCTTTTTTAGCCATTATCTACCTCGTATGTAATAGCGTATTGCAAATCGGCCGCTATCCAAGTCGCCATTTGGTCGTCCTGCTCATAGTCAAATGCCGTAAATGCAATGTTTTCTGTTAGTGTGGTTAAAGAGGATTCAACAATACCCGATTCGTAGATTTCTTGGGTTAATTTATCCAAGTCATCTTCACGGGCGGCGGACTTCATAAAGCAGGCGACATGGAGCGTTGCCTGCATTGTGCCGTCTAAATATCCTGTAGGAGATACGCCACTAACAAACACCGCAACAGCGGGGCTTTGGCTCTCAATATCGGTAAATGACGGCTTGCCATTGCTAAACTCTTTAACTTTTGGGAGGCGCGGTCGTAATGCGTCAATGACCGCCTGTCTTATCTTGGAGTGGATTTTCATTTTTTAACCACTATTTGGATTTGTCGGATTAGCTGAGTGCGTAATTCCTGTGGCATATCCTTTTCGTAAGCCCGTTTTACCTCGGCATTAAATGATTCGGTGAGCGGGGTTTTGAGTGGGATTTTGACTACATCAATAGGATAGCGATCTTTACCTTGTCGTTGTAACACTTGCACTCGTCCGCTTTTAAGTTTTTGGATAAATGCCCGTGGATAAAGACGATTACCGATCTTTAACTGCCCCTTATTTTCGCCACGGCGCACAAACCGCCCTCCGCCTGTTACTAGCCGGATAACCGGGAGATTGCCACGGTTGACATGGATAAATGCACTAAGCCGTCTTGGCTTAGCCCTCTCAAGTTTTGCGCGGCCTTTAATAAGGCGCTTTGGCACATCAACCTTTTTTGAGGTGTCAATCACAGATCTCACCATCACCTTAGCGGCGATGTTATTAATCGTACGTGCCATGGCTTGAGGTACTGCTTTTTTATCAATGTCGGATAAGGCTTTTTTCGCTTTTTCGATGTCATCATTAATTGCCATCAGTAACTTGCATCCTCCTCTAACTGGAGCATGATAGTGCCGCTGTTAAACGTAAACCCAGTAACAACATAATCAACGCCATTAATGGTTGTTTTATCCCCTTTTTTAGGCTTGTAACCGGAGGATTTAAACAGTGTTAACGTGCGGTAAATACCATTCATCGGCTCCATTTCTTTCGGCGTCTCATCAAGCACCGCTTTGTATTTTTTGCCGTTGATAACATAGACGGACATCATCACATCAGTGATGACTTTGTCCGCCTGTGCTAATGCGTTATCAAACGGACTAAGCGTTGATCTTGACATCTACATCGCCCACGGTCGCACCGCTAGCGCGCCATGCAATGCCTAAGCGCTTATTACTGCCTGCGGTAATAGTTGCACCATCAGTCGCCGACCAATAAACGATTGCACCCTGTTTAATGTCGTCAGCCGCTTTTGCTTTAACGGTAAATACACCAGTAGTTAAGCCAACGCCTGTTTCATTTTGTGCAACATCAGATACTGCGATTGCCACAAGATTTTCCATCATCAACACATCACCGCTTTTAACGTTGGTGGTGGCGGTAAAACGGACGGTGTTTCCGTCTTGCATATAGTTTTTAGCCATATTTAATGATCCTTTAATTTTGATAATAAAAAACCGCACCTTGATTAAAAGTGCGGTCGTTATTTAAGGCGTTTTTAAGTTACTTATTTGTAACTTTTACAATGCCGCGGTAGTCAATCACGTTAACACCGGCATCAATGCGCACTTTGGTTGACACGCCATCAACGGTAAAGCCGTTTTGTTGCTCCATGTATGGAGTGTCGATACCGTCAAGATAGGAGACCTCAATAGCCTCTTTGTTGATTAAGTACCAAGATTTCGGATCGGCAACTTGTAAACGTGCGGATTTAAGCGCCGGTACAATATCGCGGATTGGGTTGATGATACCGGAGTTAGCATCTGCGCCCTCAACACTTGCCGAGCCTAAAACTTGTTTAGCACGGGTATAAAGTGATGTTGGCAACAACATAAATTCAGGCTCAATCGCCAACGGTTCGCCACGAGCGTTAACAAAGCCATTCATTAACTGGATCGCTTTATCAATGCTGGTTACGTCTAATGCAGCACCGGTTAAAGTGTTTTTGTGTGATGCGTCAAATAACGCTTTGCCGTCTTGTGCAATCGCGTTACCGGTTAATAACGCAAACACTAATTTAGCGATTGTCGCACGTGCCGCTTGTCCCATTTTTTCAGGGATTTTTGTGAGTAAGTGCATATCGTCATTGATGATTGCTTGACGGGTAATGCTAAATAATTGACCGTAAGTCGCTAATGCAACGCTAGCGCCCTCATCGCCGATTGTGCCGTAGGTGTACTCCTCACCCTCACCAACTTGAGGCAAGTAGCCAAAATCACCCAAGCCAACACGTTTAGCCGCGCGGAAGTCGGTTAATGTGCCGCGAGAGGTAAACTGATCAAAGTTTTCCGCTGCGGTTTCCCACCCTTTAAGCAATGATTTGTGCGCCACATCAATTAAGATTTGACCAAAGTCAGAGCTTGAGTGCGTAAATGCCAAGCCAACCATGCTCATTGCATTTTGACCCGATACACTAATACCGCGATCAACCAATGACGCACGAGCAAGCTCACGTAAGGTCATTGCGTTGTAGGCATTGTCTTTGGCATCTGCTTTGTCTTTGTCGATACCGGCACGGGCTAACAAAGATTGTTTCACACTGTCGCCAACGATGTTGCCGTTACCTGCGTAAGGCGTTGCGGTTGCGCTTGGCGTTGTACCCGCACCAAGTTTTGCTAATAATTTGTCTTTGGCTTGCTCAGGAGTAATTGATAAATCACCCAAACACTCCACCAACAAATCACTGTGAGCCGAGCCAAACGGCGCAAATACGGCTTTAATGTCGGCGTTACGTTTATTTAATTCCGCCTGCACTTGTGCGGTGTTATCTACCGGGGTTGTCGGTGCTTGATTTACCGGTTCGGTTGGTGCCGGTTGTGCAGGAGTTGGTGTTGCTTGTGGTGCCGGAGTTGCGCCAGCGTTGCCTTGTGGCTTAAACAACATGTTTTTCATTGCTTTTGGCATATTTTCAAAGTCCTCTAATTTTCGTGATTTAATAGACGCCATCGCCACAAGTGGTTCGGCTAGTTTGTCGGCAAAGCCTTGTTCAACGCATTCTTTTGCGGTGAGCCAAGTTTCCGCCGATAGCATTTCTGCTAATTCTTCCGGGGTTTTCCCCGTTTTGCTTGCGTAAGCAGGGATTAGCGTATTTTCGACCTTGTCTAATAAGTCGGCATACTTGCGCATATCCTCCGCATCGCCGCCTTGGATTCCCCAAGGTTTGTGGATCATCATCATTGCATTTTCAGGCATGATGACCTCATTGCCCGCCATTGCGATCACGCTTGCCATACTTGCGGCCAATCCGTCAATGTAAACAGTGACATTTGCAGGGTGATTTTTTAGCAAGTTGTAAATAGCGATGCCATCAAACACATCGCCGCCCGGGGAGTGGATGTGTAGATTGATTTGTTTGAGGTTGTTGCCAAGCGCTTTTAGATCTTTCGAAAAGCTCTGCGCCGTAACGCCCCAAAATCCGATCTCATCGTAAATTGAGATCTCTGCCGTATCGTTGGCTTTGGCTTTGATTGAGTACCAAGACTGGTTATTCGTCTTTGTCCCGCTCGTTGCCATCGCCACCGGTGACAGAATCATTTTTTGCTTTTTCATTTGTCGTACCTGTGTTAGTTAAATCTGTGTCAAACTTGAGACCAAATTTGCGGTTTTCCTCGACCTCAACTCTACGTCTGCGTTTAACTTCTGCCGGGTTGCTGCCACTTGCTCGTACCGCTTGGCTTTCGGTTGCCAATCCGCCTTTGATGCGCTCTTTCCACGCTTGCGCCTCTTTTGTCGGATCAATCCACGGCATAACAGGGCCACTATAAACGGCGTTATAAAGTGACGCAGGATCAATATCGACTGGCACCTCAATTTCACCGCTAACAATCGCCATTTTTAGCCATTCGCGGTAAATAGGGCGGGAGATGTGAGCAACAAAGGTATCTTGTAAAACGGAGTAACCCTCAAAACTCTCCACCAGCTCTTGGCGTTGGCTTGAGTAAGTGCCGTTATAGTCACGGGCAATGCTTGAGTAACTGGAGCGAGTACCCGCCGCTGTTGCCCTTAATTGACCATTTCTAAAGGTTTCAAGGTTAACGTTTGGGCGGTTTGAGTTGATTAACCCGATGTCCTCACCGGGTTTTAAATCATCAATAATTGCACCGGGAGCAATCTCAAAATCTCGCTCCGGACTATCTGCGCTATAATCCTCATTATCTCCGTAGAGTGCGGCATCACCTTTTTTGATGTACATCGTAAAGGCGGCGGCAATTCGTGCGGCCACGCGCTCGCTTTCCTCGTAGTCTTTGAGGTCGGCAAGACGGACGATCACGCCGTGTAACATCGATACCCCGCGCAACTGGTGCAACCGCTTTTTAAAGGCAAGGTGCAACATGTTTTCTGCCGGTACGGTCTTCACCCGGCCAAAAGTGCGGTTATTTTCCTGCGGGTTGTTCATGTAAACACGGTACGACTTAGGACGGCGCCATGCGTCAAGTTCAATACCTTGAATTAAATTTGCCGTATCAATGGTATTCAACGGCACAAAATCTGGTTCAAGGGCTTCAAGGCTAAAGGCAATATCCGTACTATGTTTTAGCCCTGCCACGGTGCCGCGCACAAGCTGGATAAATACCTCACCATCGCGGAGCCATGTTCGTAATAACATCCGCTCAAGTTCTGGCCGGGTAAATTGTCCGGTAACTTCGGGTCGCACAGACCATTCCGCCCATTTTTTGCGGATTTGTTCTGACAACTCCTCGTCAACATCACCAGTTAATTTAAGCGGTTGTGGCTCAATGTGGATGCCTCTAGAGCCAATGACGCGCTCCTCCATTTTGTCCAAAATGCCGATCACAATGTCGTGATTTTGGTCTAATGCCCGCGCTTGCTCTCGCAAACTTACCGCACTTTGTTTGGTCGATACATTTGCGCCTTGGCTTTCGCGTTTCGCTTTATGTGTACGATTTGGCATAGCCGCTTCATACGCATTCATCACATAGCGGCTTTTCGCTCGCTGTGCGCCCCATTTAGGCGAGATTGCGGCAATCGCTTTATCTACTATTCCCATCGTTTAAAATCTCGCATATTTGATTCTATGGCGTTTAACGCGCTGTCTTGTTTCCGCTAACAACTCATTAAGCATTTGTTGATAGCGGTCACGTTGTTTTGTCCATTCGGACACTTGGTAAGATACCGACCGCCCGTTAAAGCTCACTTGGCTTTGGGCGTTTTCGATCTTTTCATCAAGAGCTCGGATTTTTTCTTCAAGCTCGTCTTTGTCGTAAATCACAGCCACCCACCTTTTCTCTTACTTCCACCACCGCTTAACCAGTTGCTTTTTACTTTAGTTTTCGGTTGCGGTTTAACTTGTTCAATTTCTACCGCACTTTCTGTTTCTTGTTCCGGTGCGGTTGTTTCTTTTCTGACGACTTCGGGGTTTAGGTGCGGGAGTTTTGCCCAGTACGGGACATTATCCTCATCACCCCACTTAATGCGCTCATAACCTCGCAAAATAGCGATTGCATGGACGTAGCAAAATAAATCAAACGCCTCATTGTTGCCTTTACCAGGTTTGCGCCACTTGCCGTCTTGTCCTCGCTCCTCGTAAGTCAACTCATCAAAAAACCACTCCCCAAGCCATGCCGGGAAATGGATATAGTTAGCGCCGACAGTCTCACGACTTAATGCGTTACTAATGCGATCTTTGAGTTGATCCGTTTGGAGCAAATACAACGGCACATCACCGCGCGCTTTAGCGTGGCGGTCTGATCGAGAGGTGTTATCAGGATAAGTGCGTGTAATAAGTTTTTGACGCTTGGTGCTATCACCTTTGACGAGATAGACGCGCTTAGATAATCCATCACGCTTACATCTACGCCAAAACTTATAGGCGTTATCTGTTACACCATCCTCACCGCCACTATCCACAGCCATAGCAAGGATTGGCATAAATCCGCCATCTAAGCCCTCAATACGATATTGCTTATTGAGTACATCACTAATGAGTAAATCCCAGTCCTCAGGGTATGCGGACGGATCAATCGGGAGACTTTCTCCGTCTGAATTGCTCCGCATTGATGATTTAATGTTGTATCTATCAATGAGCCACCGTTCGCTATTTTCACCATAGCCCACAATTTGGACGACAAAACGGCGATTCCGCCCACCCTGTACGTCAACCGCAGCCAATAAAAAACGGCACCCATAAGGTACCGTTCTTTTTTCAGTTTCTTCTCGCCGCTCCATTAGCTCATCACTTCGGCGTTGCTCAAGTGCGGAGCGTGGCAAATAAGGCAACCCCCAGTCAGTATTTGTTACCGCTTTTAGCGTCTCCTCACTGCCGGTCATCTCAAATTCGTGTTCGGCTGTAAGTAATTTGTAAGTTAGTTGCTCCCATGTCTGATACGCTGCCGCAGGCCCCTCAAGCCAAAAAGACGCAATACGGGATTTTCTTCCCTCGCCATGGATAACACCGTTTTTGTCGATTGTTTGCCCCTCTTTGAGCCATTTTCCGCCGATATTTAGATCGCGTTTTTTGCTTGGCTCAATGACGCTTTGGCAGTGCGGACACTGTAAGCGCGCTTTTTTGCTTGCATCGACAAAATCCGTATCATCACGATAGCCGATCATGTTAGCCATGCTCGGTTCAAGCCATTCCCCACAGTGTGGGCATTGCCAGTAAAAACGGCGGCGATCGCCACGGTTATACAATGACAAAATACCTGTCGTCGGCGGGGCTTCGTGTGTTGATTTCGGATGATACTTGAGATCAACAATATCTTTGCCGGGTGAGCTTTCCACCATCGTCATGCCGGATGACATAAAAGTGGTAGTACGCTTGGACGCTAAACTAAATCCGTCCCCCTCACCGTCAACATCATCGGGCCATCGGTCGTAATCGGTTAATGCAACGTACTTGTAATCGGATGATGACAGCACATTAATAGACGGCCAGCCAATTTTTAACAGATTGCCGGCGCGAAAATATTTATCGTGCACGTTGTTATCATTTTTATAAGGGCTTAGTCGGCTTGCGATTTCCGGCGAACATCTAAAAGTGCGGTCTAAGCGTTTGCGGCTATGTTCACTTGCTTTTTCTTGCGTCAACTGCACAAGTAAAAAATCAGATGGATCACAAATAATTGAGTATGTAATCCACCCGTCAATCAAACCAACCGTCTTACCTGTTCGAGCGGGTCCAACAAAAATAACCGCGTCATATTCGCGCGAGTTTAAACAGTCCATCGGCTCAATGACATAAGGCGTGCGGTCTTTATCCCATCGCACAGATGAGCCACCACCAAGCGGCACGCGCATATATTGTGAGACAGCTTCGGATACTTTCATTCGATTTGGCGCTTTTATCATCTCCGCTAAATCTTTTCTAATATCACTCGCTTTCGCATACATCCGCTTCATCCTCTAAGATTAGATCCGCCGCTTCGTCGCGGTTTTTATCAATCTCTTTCTGTAACCAAATAACCCATTCTAACGGCATTCCTGCGGCTTCCGCCCTGTCCGCCAGTGTTTCTTGTGGCTGCAACATCCCTTTAACGATTACTGACATTTGTCTGGATGCGTCCGCAACCTCGCAAACCTCGCCAAGACGTTTTTTGTACTCAAGTTGTTTTAGTTGCGCGTTCCAGTAAGCCAACTGATCCGACGGTGACAGACCGTCAACATCTTTTGTGCGGGTATCCTCAAGCAATAATCTAAATATCTGCTTGAGGGAAAATCCTTTGTAATTAGTCGTTTCTTTTTCCGGCGTGAGGTGACTTACTCTCGCCGACATTGTGCGTCTATCGCACCCAGCAATAGTAGCCATTTTGCTAATACTGTAATACTCACTCACAGTACAACCCCTCAAAACTAAAAACGAACAACCACCAATATAAAAATATCAATAAAAACAAATCATTATTTCGTTGTGGTGGATCACCTAAAAAATCAAAAAACTGTCGAAAACCGCGCGCCCGAAACCCCGTGGAAAGGGGTATCCCCTCAGGAGTACCTTTTGCTTTCAGATTTTCGCCGGCACAATTTTTTTCTTAATTTAATTAATTTTGTAATATTTACATCACATAACTTAGATATAATCCCGAGGATTTTTATACCAACCTCGGAACTAGATTTAAACTATGTAGCATACACTTTACTTTTTATTCTTGCGAAAGTGTGAAAGACAAGTCATGGCGAGGATTACTTGTTTAGTCCTTCGCCATATTTGCATCTACAAGCCCCAAGTAATCGCTTTAACCGCCCACATTTGAGCATCGATGATACGTTTAACCGCCTCATCTAATAGCATCTCTTTATCTGCTGTTAGTGTACCTTGGTTAAATGCGTCATCTTTATGTGCTATTACTTGGTTAATAGCTTGCGCAAAGCGTTGTTTACACTCTGCAACATCACCGATGTTACTAGGGTTAAAGTCGATTCCGACCAGCTTTTCCCCGGTGCTTTTGTCGTTTGCGAATTTGATTTGGTCTGTCATTGTGATTTACCTAGATATTAAATACCGTCTTACCTTGCTCATTGGTAACGTAGATGTGGTCTTTGGCACCGATTAGACTGTATGCAGCCTCTTTCTCAATACCAAACTCCCCATACTCATCATCAAGCTCAACATCAATCATCAAACCAATGATTTTATCTGTTGGATTGTTTCGAGCCGAGCAGTAGATTGACTCCTCACGGATAACCTCTTTACACTCTTGGTCTCCATAAATTGGTTGAGTGTAGTAGATGCCGTTAAGTGCGGTCGGTTTTTCTTTTAGTTTTTCCGCCAGTCTGAGCATCTCTTTGTACTCACGAGAGGTCTCATCGTAAAATGCAAAGCTATTGCTTTCGGTGATTGACGTTACACCGTCTTGGATGATTTTGATTGTTAGCATAATTGCTCCTGTTGTTTTTTTGTTGATAAAAAAAGACCGCACTTTAATTGGCGGTCTTGGTTTGATTAATCCACTTATTGAGATTATCTACTTGGCTTGCGCACTTGTCGCGCTCTGCTGTGACTTTAACAAGCTGTAATACGACATCACCGTAAGTCTCACCGGTAAATGCCGTCTTAGCACACGGCACCGTGTAGGCTTGAGGAGGGTAGATATAGCTCGTCTTGGTTGTGTTACTTCCGCAGGCGCTCAAGAGCAGACTGAGGGAGCTTAGTACGGTAACAAGGCTGAGTTTTGATGATAGTTTTAACTGATTCGACATTTTCAAGTGCCACCCTTTCGATTTCTTCATTTCGTTGCTGTTGCTCAATTACCGCTTCCCGCTCTTGTTGCAACGCTAAATTTAAGGCTTGGTTAGCCTCTTCTTGCTGTTTGATGGTTTGGGCTTGCGTTTGATTCTCGGCTCTTAGGTCAATAATATTGCTGTGTTGGTACCGTGACCATATCCACAAGCCCAAAACTATAATGACTAAAGCGCCAATTAAGTAATTTTTTACTGTGTCGATAAATCGAGTAGGCATAATGCTTTCTCCTTTTCCCGGCGGATTACTAAGCCGGGTAATTTTGTTTTACCCGCATAAACCCACTTTGGATACTCATTGCAAGCGCCAATATAGTCTCCTGCATTTAGCTTGCGAAATAATGTTGATTTTTGGACGCGTCCACATCCAACGTTAAAGGTGATTGATACGGCGGCATCAAATACAGATTGAGGTAACGCCATGCCATTAGCAAATCTATTTACACATGATTCGGCGATCTTAATGTCGCTTTTCCAGCGCTCGGCGATCTCAAAATCGTTATAGCGCCGCTTTGGATCTATCGCATCACCTCCTGCCTCTGTTGAGCCAATCCCAACAGTTAATACATCGGCAGGGCATTTGTACGGATCTCTACGGCATCCCTCGGCATTACCGATAATCTCTGCGCCTTTTGGGCTTAATCTAATCTCCATGCCAAATTGAGCATACATAATCCCAATTACACTTAACACGGAGCAAACACCTAAAGCACCTCTAGTTTTTGAGAGTACCATCTCTTAATCCTCGTCTTAATTGCTCCATTTTGAGCTTATGCTCCTCTTCCGCTCTTCGTTCGGCGTTTTTACGCACTTTACCCTCTTGGCATTTTGCGTACATATTGACAATAGCGCTAATTGCGCCTACCAATAGACCCAAGATAGCTAGCCACTCTTGCAGAGAGTACATCGCCCAAAACGCACCAAATCCAGACCAAAATACACTTTGATTGCCTGCGTCTTTTAGCATTTTATTCATACTCCACCTCGCTTTTGGTTATTTGCGGGGCAATAAAAAAGCCCGCGTGGTTAAACGTAGGCTTAATGGTAAGGATCTAGCTTGAGCGGTCACGACAAGGTGACATCAGAGGCTAAACCACGATTCCGGTAATAAAAAGCCCCGACCGTTTCCGATCGGGGCTTGTAATAATTTCTTTGTGCGTTCGCTATGCGCTAAAACCGCAACTTACATATAATGATACATTTTTAGTGCGCACTGTCAAGCACTTATGCAACAAAAATACATTTTTGGCACTCAATCATCAAAAGCAGTGATGTTTTGGCAGTTTTGAGACGCTGAAAATACTCACGTCTTGATAAGTTTAAGTGTCGGCAAATATCAATGTTATCCCACCGCTTAACGTAAGTGAGCATAAAGACATCGTAAAGCTCCGGTGATACACGTTTTATCACTTGCATGTGCCCGTCAATCTGCATGCCTAAGTCATCATCTATCGGTTGTACTCGGTATTTTGGCAAATAGCGTGCATCACATTTAAGCTCCGCAAACCCCGCAGATACTCGAGGGTATTCACCCTCATAACGTGGTGTAGCCCAATATCCCCACTGTACAGACACTTTGTCGATATTAATACTGCTCATTTAAGACCTCTAAATCTTTAATTTTGATTTTGTAATGCTTGATAATGTCTTTACACTCTTCGATGGTGTATTTTTTGGGGTCGTGGTCTTGACGCTCTAACCAAGCCACTTTATCCGCACCGATTTTATTTACGAGATTAATCCGGTACTCAATAATATTTCCGCTTTTGTGGTCATTACAGGGTGCGCATTGTTTATGTACATTTAGCTCACAAAATCGCAATTCGGGACAGGCTCCGACACTGCGATAATGCCCTGCGTGATACTGCCCTTGGTGATACCGACCGCAACTAATACAAGGCTGGTCTTTATCCCGCAACCGGATAAATTTATTAAAGACTGATTGCGCCTCTTTTAGCCATTCTGAACGACTTTTTAACCTTGCCTTGCGTTCACTCAGCTTTTTCTTTTCCGCCTTATCTCGCTCTTTCTGTGCGTTTTGACGGGCTAAATCAAGCGCACATTTAGTTGAGCAGACTTTTTGGAGAGAGTTTTGCGGGATAAACTCCATCCCGCATGATTTGCATTTTTTAGGTTTTAGCTTTTTAATTTTGGGGGCACTCACCGTCTCACCCCATTAATCACGCTCTTACCTTTACTGTCTGACTGTCTCCATTTGCACCAGTCCTCACGCTCTTTTGCTAGACCTTGCGTTAGTCTATCCGCTACGTCATCAACCGCTTTTTTAGCTAACGATTTTGTTAATTCCGCTGCTAATACCGCTGTAAGGATTGTTTTGTTAATCTTATCCATTACCCCTCCAAAAATGCCGTTAAACCTAATCCAATACCTAGCGCAATCCACATCACACTACCTAAAACGCAACCGGTTAGGCAGTAGATAAAAATCTTGCTCGAGTACTTATCGCTAGCAAAAAACAGCGCCCAGACCAACACAAAAACAGGAGTAATCGATAACGCTGCTAATACTGCAAAATAATTAGTCCAAATCATCGATAAATACCTCTAATAGCGCAGCAAATACAACAGCTAGAGCAATCACTCCTACTGCTAATAAAATCTCGTCAACCATTTAACTCACCATAATTAATGTAATCATCGCGGTAACATAAATAACCGCTAATAACACTAGCCCAGCTAGCGTCACAATTGTTTCGTTATCAAATCGTTTCATCTCCCGTAAAATCCCCATCTATCATTAAATTTAACCCCGTTAGCCACACCGTAGGCGGTCACGTACTCTATAAGGCTTGCCATTCGTGATACGCTCATTTTTGCCGAGCTCTCACGGATATTCACAAATTCCCCCTCAAGCCCCGGCACCACATCCGCTTTTTGATTTGTTGCGATTGCATGGCCGGAGATAAATAAGACTTTCCACTGCTCCATAGAGAGTTTGCGGCCCATAAATTCCGCTTGGTTCGCTACGTCTTGGCACATGGCGTGAAATTTCGCATTTTGCTCAAGATTGCGTGTCATCGGCTGGATTTTGATAACCAACGGCTTTTTATCGTCCGTTGGTAAATCCCTGATTAAATCCAAGCAATTATTTTTAATGCGTTGATCGCGTAAAAAGAAAGGTTTGTATTGGTTCATAACATCATCCCCAACGGTGGCAATCCTGGTTCTTTTTTCTCGTGTTGGATAACAGCGCAAAGCTCATCGCAAAATTTCTCAAAATCTTTTCTAGGCCAACACTCCAAATCAAATACTAAACGGCTAAACTGAATTTGAGTTCTCACCTGCTCTTTTAATTGAGCTTGCGACATCAACTCTAATTTCATTGGATCAACTTTTTCTTTTGGCGCCTCAGGTGGCGATACCGTGTCCCATTTATCAGGATTAATTACCCATTCGTCCGAATTGATAATTTGCTTTGTGTTGCAGTCATATAATTCACGGTATGTTGTGTTACCCGCTTTGGCTTTATCAATCACCAGAAAAAGAACTGAAATAGGCGTATCTTCAAAGGCATTTTGAATTAGGTTTAATTCCACAAGCTGATTGCCGATTAACTCGCGCAGTTTCTTTTCTGTGTTCCGGTAGGCAATCCCAGGGAACATAATAAAAAACCCGTAACGCTTACTGTGGTTTAACCCTTTGAGCATAAAAATATCATCAACTACACCTGATTTTTTCCAGGGGAATTCAGCTCGAATCGCATATTGTTCAGCTTCGCTCAAGTCTTTAAATTTCATCGAGAATGGTGGGTTCATTACTGCGCAATCCGATACCTCACCACCGTGATAGAGAAAAAAGCTGTGATTAATCACACTGGCGTGCGAGTAGTTATGTTGCAACGCCTGACAAGATTCTGTTTGAATTTCCACAGCAGTAAATTCTAATGGCTGAATAAATTGCTCAAGCTGTCCGCTTCCAGCAGCGCCGTCAAAAACAGTTACATTCTCGCCACAATAATGCTTTACTTTGTCGGCTAAATAACGACGAAGTGCCTCGCCTGTAATGTACTCTGCAAATTGATTGGCTTTCTTGCGATTGTTATGTTCAACAAAACTCATTCGCTATACTCCACGCCTAAATCCTCTAAACCAAAGTAACCACAGGACTTAGTGCGATTCATAGCGCAATTTTCGTTTGCTATCGGGAATGGTAGGGGGTGGATTACATGTCCGTTACAACGGAATCTGTCTTCCGACCATTCGCCGACAAATGCGCTTACTGGTTCGCCATCCCATAAATCCTCAAGCTTCGCGCCACATTTAGGGCATTTGTAATTATTTGTCATCGTAACCGCCTACTTTCTTGACAAAATCAAGACTTACTGAGCGTTGTACAAAGTCTTGCATTGCAGGGTCGAAAACAACAATCATTTGTCCCTTGCTGTTACCTTTGATTTCTTGTTTTGTCACCGGGTGGATAAATGCAATACGTCCACCGACAATATCAATTACTTCATTCGCCACACCGTGGATATGGTTTTGATACCACTGCGTAGATTTGTCGTTATTGAGTAACATCACGACTAAATGTCCGGCATCGCGTAACTCTTTTGCTCGGGCTAAAAAAGGCGTTACATCAGAGTACGGTGGATTTACATAGATATGCGTTGGATAGCCGTTACATTCCGCCAATTCATTTATCTTGCCGATCACATCATCGCCAAGAAAATCTAAAGCGATATTGTCAGGGTCTCCCCATGCCGGGCCTATTCCGATCCATTTTGGGAATAATTTATTTTTGCTATCGGCCGCCCCATCAACATCAAACCAACCAAACCGAATTTCCAAATAATTTCTAAAGTATCTTGGCGTTTGCCATGTGTTGCGGTCAAATTGTTGCTCTGTCATTGCAATGCTCCTTTGCCGTAGCTCTTGTAATTTTTTGTTTGTGTAGGCGCATTTGCGCTATTGATAAATTCGCACGCCCTAGCTTGGTCGCAGTCGATAAAATGCCCTTGGTTAAACTCAAGGTAAGCCGTTCCTTGCGCGCCAAAGCGGTTTTTAGTAATGATTGCCTCGGTGTAAGGATTGTTTGAGTTTTGATTATGGTTACTCTCACGGTAAAGCATAATAATTTGGCTTGCGTCTTGCTCGATTGAGCCTGATTCGCGCAGTTGTGAGTTAATTGGGCGCCCTCCGCTTTTGCCGTCTGCTTCGCGGTTTAACTGGCAAAGTAAAATAATCGGGATATTGATATTTTTAGCAAACGCCTTGAGTGCGCTCATAGTGTTACCAATAGCCTGAGCCTTGTTTGAGTTGGCGCCCTCGTTGTGATTCATCAGTCCAAGATAATCAATAACGATCGCAGACGGCGCACCGACTGAGTTAATATGATTTTCGGTGATGGCTTTGATTTCTTCCGCGCTTAATCCGCCGCGGTCAACAAAATAAATATCGTGTTTTTTAATCTCGCCAAGCGCATTGGCTAAACGGTTGTAATCCATCTCATCTAGCTCTTTTGGATTGCGTAGCTTTTTAACACTTACACCGCCTTGGGCGCTTAAAATGCGGTCTAATAACTGCATATTGCCCATCTCAAGGCTAAAAAATAATACTGAGCCATTGTTTGCGGCAATATTGCGAGCGACTGTTAGGCTAAATTCGGTTTTACCCGTGCCGGGACGGCCTGCAACAACGACAATATCAGTGCTATCAATGCCACCCAAGATGTCATCAACAGCCTGTATCCCTGTGTATAACAAGCGATTGCTAAAATCACTTGCAGTACGTTTTTCCAACACGTCAGCGTAGCTATCCACTAAGTCCGCCATTAGCACCGGCTTTACTTCGGTTTTTGTTACAAGCAACTTTTGGATTTCCGACAACGCTTGCTCGGTGATTGATTCGACCTGACTTTCATGTGCTGTCTGTAATTTTGCCGCAAGGTCTAGCATGCTTTTTTGAGCCGTGCGATTTACCCAAGCGTTGCGGACTTTTTGCGCGTAGCCTTTGAGGTTTGATGTGGCAAATGTGCTATTGGCAATCTCTGCCATAGTCGCAAAATCCTCGCCAAAGTCACTATTTAAAATCACCATGTCGATCATGTTGTCTTTGCGTGCGTGCTTGCGAATATTGCGATAAATAGCACCAAGATTGGCAATAGCAAACATTTCAGGTTCAAGCCATGTCATAACCTCTCTTGCGTCAGCCGATAATCCACCAACCAAAAAACTGCCAATCAAACTGTACTCAACGCTAAAAATCGGATTTTGGTTTTTCATAGTGCGCGCTCCAAAGTTTTATCCAAAGTCTCAACTCTGAGTAAATACTCAAAATCTGCTCTCCAGTTGCGATTGTTATCGCCAAAATAAAACGGATTTGCTGTAGCGATAAAGTCGGCGAAATAATCTCTAAACGCATCCACGGAGCCATCACCAAAACGTTTTAACATTACGGCAGAGAGTTTTTTAACTGCGCGTTTGCGTTTATCGCTCAAGTTGCTTGGGTCTGCAACGAGGGGTAAATTAGCCCCCGCGGAACTTACACAGTCGTTGTATGCTTGTGCGATCTCCGAATAATTAATACTTGGAGCCTTGGAGATTTTTTTATTTTCTCCAAGGTGTGAGGTCTCCACTTCGGCGCTAGCCGATTCCCCGTTAAGGGGTAAGGGGTTATTATTAGAAGTCTTTGGATCTCTTTGGTTATTGCTTTGGTCATTTTGACTAAATGTCATTTGGTCATTTTGACTAAATGCATTTTCCGTTTTTGTGCATTCCATTTGGTCATTTTGACTAAATGGGGGATTGGTATTTCCACCTGATATTTCAGATAGTTTTTCATAGTCAATCGAATACCATTTTGTTTTATCCATTTTCATTTTATTGAACTTATCTGTTGACAAAATAAGCCCCATTTTCTCGAGGTTTTCGATTGTTCTTTGTACGGTTTTTAGCGACCAAAAAGAAAATTCCGCCTGCCAATCTTTGATTGTGTTGTACACCCAAGAACGACCATCAGCACGGTTTTTGCTAATACGCAAGAAGTAGTGTAATTGCTGCAAGAAAATGGCCTCGTTAAGCCCAATAGCCTTAGCCAAGGACGGGATCACTTGGAGCGGTTGCTCATTGATTAATAACTTGCTCATATTTCTAGCTCCTCGATCGCTTTATTTGTTACCCTGTCGTATTCTTCTTGGCTTACGCCTTTATTTCTCAATTCCCGCTTCACGCCTTCGTAAGCTATAAATTTTTCTCGGTCGTCTAGGGTTTTTACAAAATCAGGATCAAATAATCGCTCCATCTCACGCCTCCAACCAATACTGAGCAACACGTTTCCCGCTTGGCACGGTAATCATTTTGCTGATAATGTTGTGACCACTCTTTTTAAGGTCGTAGATACGAGCGCCAAGACGTAGGCAGTTAAACCGTTTTTCCGCGTCTAAGTGCGTTAGTCTTTCGCCGTTTTTGAGTGCTTTTAAAATCTGTGCTGATTGTGTTTGACTTGTCGTCTCGTTTTGATTAATATTTTCCATGTTAATTTTTTCCTAAATTGCCACGGTTGCCGCCGTGGTTTTTTATTGCCGTTTATTTAGCGAGATTACGCACTCGATTGAGTGTTGTGTTGCTGCTAAATGCTTGTTTAATAATTTGCGGATCACGTCTTCTTCATCGGTTGTGATTTCGCCATCGGCTAACGCTTTTTCTAACGCCTCAAACAACAATCCACGAGCCGACAGTTCACGCAGTTGCAAGGTTGAGATTTCCACCGCATCTAATTCGCCTGCGACTGGTGCCGGTACAAAATGGCCTCCAGCACTTCGGCAAAGCTCCTCGATAAAATCAGTGCATCCATACTCAAGTTGCAACGCGATCAATTCTTCGTTTTTAAAGCGTTGTCCTTTCGTCTGATAAAGCCGATTGTTTAACTCCGCTTCCGAAAATCCGAGAAATCCGGCTACCGCACTTTTGCCGCCAGGAATCTTCTCAATCATTTCGATGATAACTTTCTTCATTGCCATAATTTTTGCCTTGTTTTTATGGTTTTCTTTTGGGTAAAGGTTGGTAAATTACGCTCTAAGGTGTTTTGGTAATCCATCATCCGGGTTTGGGTATAAGTGCGGGCTTAATTCGTGCGGTGTAACCAAATAATTAGTTACGGCAGACCAAGCCAATGTTGTTTTCGCGCTTAACTCACAACGACCCGTCAAATAATGGCTAACAAAGCCCTGCGTTTTTTGTACAAGCCGAGCAAACTGTTCTTGTGTAAGTTTTTTCTCGGCTAAATATTCGGTTAATTTCATATAGCCTCCTGAATACTGAAATATTAGCAAAACTATTTCATTTATTCAATAGTTTTAATATTTTCACTATTCTTGATCTTATTAGCGGGGCTAATATAATTCGGGCAAAAGATACGAGAGGGATACAATGAGCGAAGCGGAGCAAAGACTTTTTGAGATTAAAACTCGCCTAAAAAGTATTTATGAAACAAAGAAAAAAGATTTGGGATTAACTCAAGCTAAAATCGCTAATCTGTTAGATATTAAGACACAGGGCGGTGTAAGCCACTACATGAATCCAAATAGCAAGCAACCTATAAGCAAAGAAACGATCATTAAATTTGCTTCGATTCTTGATGTTGAACCATCAGATATAGATCCTGATATTTCTGAAGACTTCACCACTCTGGTAACAAAAGCAAAAGAGTTTTCGGAGCCGGCAGCCTCCGATTCAATCAAGCTCACACTACTTGATAACCATCTTGCCGCCGGTGATGGCGTAATCAACCTTGATTACCCGGACACAATCCGCTCTATTGAATTTTCGCGCGACAAGTTCATGGAGATTTTCCAACGCAGAACGGCTCATAATCTCTCGATTGCGATTATCGACGGAAACAGCATGTACAATCCGAATAATGCTGAAATGAGCCTAAAACACGGCGATATAGTAGCAATTGACCAGACAATTAATGAATTCAAAGATGATGGCATTTACGCATTCGTATATGAGGGTAAAGCAAGGATTAAACGCTTGCAGTATCTAAGCGGATATAGACTAAAAGTAATTTCGGACAATCCAAGTTATGAGCCTGAAATCTTAGAAAAAGATCAAGTAGAACAGATTCACTTTGTCGGAAAACTAATTAAGAAACTAACACTGGATATTGTTGATCTTTAATAACAACTAACCTAAGGAAGAAATATGGCACAAAAACAAAAAACTTTTTATATGCGGTTTTATTCTACAGAACCAGCAACAAAAAATATAGAGACAAAGACACTTCATGATTTTATACACAAATACAAACCAAATGGGAGAATAGAATATTTAACACCATTAATGAAGGTTAATGATTATTCCTATAGAATAAAAATTTGTGCAGAAATAGATAATAGTATCTCCGGTTACTTTATTACCTATAGAAATGAGTTACTAACAAAAGGAAACATGGAGACAGGAGATGAAGAATTATTATCTTTTAATAAAGATGAAGCAATTATAGAGAAAACATACTTTATTATTTTTTATAATAATCAATCTGAAATTATAATTTACCAAAACTCTAGATTTGGTCGAGCACATGACCTTGTTTCATATATATTAAATATCTTTAAAAAAGATCATTTAGATGGAACTATTTATTTGAACCCAATAGGTAAAGATGATTTCGACTTAGATAATATCCTACACCAGAAACCAAGCTATATTGAATACAGATTGGCAAAACCACGCTATAAATACAAACCGGATGACAGAGAGCCTCAATGGGAACAATCTCAATTCTCACTTATGGAGGCATGTGGAGCCGGTACATTTGCAGCCAAACTTTCAACCCGCTCTGCCGCGGGACTGAATAAAGGCAAGTTAAAAGAAATGCTTGAAACTCTTGTGGAAAACCCACACACAAGAAAATGCAAGATAAAGTTAGAAGACATTGATGAGCCAATAGATCTTTTCGCGGATGTATTGAAAGCTCAATTTACTGTAACTTTACCCGAAAACGGGACATTTAGTGAAAAATATATTTTTGATAAAATCCGCATGATGAAAGAATCCTATGCTAAAATACTGGGAAAATATCTTTAGTAAGGAGTTATTGTGAACATAAAATATTGGAAGCCAATATCTTTTATATTAGCTTTATCCTCACATGTCGCCATATGGAAACTTGATTTTTTAACTAAATTTACATCAGATGATTTAAGAGATGTAATGAGCGATCTGTTTACGTCATCAATTACATTAATAGGATTCATTTTTGCTGTTATTGCAATACTAGTTACAATTACAGAGCATTCATTAATAAAAACAATGAGAGAAAATGGGATGTACCAACAGATACTTGTTCATTTAAAGTATTTATTAATAGGATTTAGTATAACAAGCATATTAAGCTATATTGGCTCCTTGATTTCTGGGTATGCTTTAGAGTACACATTACTGTTTACATCAGCCATCTTCATGTATAACTTATTAATGCTTGTAACAGACATGTTCCGACGGTTAACTTTAACTTTCATGAATCTTACTTGATTAAACCGCCACGGGGCGGTTTTCTTTTGCCCGCAATTACAAAACTCCTCAAATTCCTACCACACTTTTTAAAATCCCACTCTCCTCTACTCTCTTTTTTCATGATCTAGGTCACAAATTCAGCAAATAGTCAAAGTTTTCCAAAAATAAAATATTAGTAAAAACAGTAATTTAATAGTTTAAATAGTGAAAATTGTAAAATATATTAGTTTTACTATTTACTATTAATATTAGTTTTGGTATTATAAAGCCATCAAAACGAGATACACAAAAAAACAAGGAGCCTAAAAATGGAATTCAGCAGCTATCAAGAATTAAAAGACTTCATCATCAATGAAGTTTTACAAGATTACGCAAGCAGAGCGGGAAAAACCTTACAAGAAGCAAGAAAACTGTTTGAAACCGTGGACTGGGTAAAAGAAGAAGTGATGGGAAAGGTTTACGACATCGCGCTCAATGTAGCAAGAAACCAAGGTACAAGAATTTAAGAATCTTTACTAAGCCCTCTCTGTGAGGGCTTGAATAAAGGTTTTACAACCAAGCCGAAAGGCAACGCTCTTTAACAATACGATTAAAAAAAAACACATTGATCGCCCAATGGTGAGCAGTTAGTAAAAGTTCGGACGGCAGATAGACCCGACACTGCAACAAAACGGAAGAAAGCCCGAATCGGTTAGTGTGTTTAGCTTAAATATGCCGTGGGCAATGAATCCACAATATTGAGCGAGCAAACGCGGCTTAGGTGTGACATATCGGAGAGACGGTAAATTTGGTGACAACATAAAGGGATTTTGCGAAAGCACAGCCCTGCGTTGAGCAAAGTCGGTATAGGGACGGAGCAATGCGTATATCATACTAATACGCAATCACAGAAAGAAGTCGGAAACGATGAGCTCTCTATACATAAAATCCGTAACCCACAAGCGGCAATGCGGTAACTGGTAAGTGATAGGCGTAGCTTGCAACAGTTGATGGCGTCAAAGTTTAAAGTTTTGAGGAACACAAAACTAAAGTGTGAATTTCAAAGCGTATTCAGCAGAGAGTGAATCCAAGCGCGCAGAAACACAAATGCAAGACAGAGTGCGCTTTGAAATGGCAATAAAACAACGGCTCTTGTGGTTGCTAGTGACAAAGGGAAACTAGATAGGTGCCGGAAACGGCTTATTTGTTAATTAAAAAAGTAGTGTGTTTTTAAAGTAAACCATAGAGGGTTCGAATCCCTCCGAGAGCCAATCAAATTTTTAAAATCAATAACACCAACATGGAGTAAAAATCATGAAAACTATCGCAATCTTATTAGCAGTATTATCAATCACCGCTTGCAGTACTAACAAAATGCTAAATGGCAAGCCGTACGAATCAAATTATGTTAGCAAAGCGACGTATTGCTATCAGTTACCTACCGACCAAGCTAAACCGGGTCAAAACTGTATCGGCTCAGGCGGTCACGGTAATTAATTAATTAATCAATATTATTGCGGGTCCACTTGCCCGGAGTTTCGTCTGAAAAAGTGGCGCGTTGCCGTGGCGGGTAATTAAGGAATGAAATACCGAGTGGGATTAATACGACGTTTCCCAGACTATGTAGGGTTCGGTGCGGACGCTGTCGCCAAGCAGCCAAGCGCCGACGTGAACACTGCGTGAACGTGTTACGCAAAGCCTGTGAGCGGTGACAAGAAATCAGGCACTATCGATTTCATAATTTGGTTCCTTATGGTTATTTGCCCTCCTTGTGAGGGTATTTTTTTACCCGGGAATCAATAACCTGAGGAGCAAAAAATGAAAAATACAATTACTACCGCACTTATTGCGATTATATCAGGCGTAATGATGATGCAAGCAGTTGCATTAATGACGTTACCGGAGCGTAACACAGTAACTTACACAGATTACAACGACCACTTGGCAAGCGAGCAAATCTCCGCTGAGTGGCAGAGACAAGCTAGTATTGAATGCGGCGATATTCCACGCGCGCCAACTGCTGAAGAGTTGCGATATATGCAACAGTTCACAGCACAAAAACAAGAAGAAATTAACCGCACTTTAAAGGTTGAAAGAAATGGCAAACATTGAAAATGAATCAGGTTATATCCTCGAAATCTTGCCGAATGATGGTGGTTATCGTGGGTTATTAATTAACGTAGTTAGTGGCATTGTTGAGCGCAGAACACGCGTAAACAACACTAAAGAACTTGCTTGTATGGCGCTTGAAAGTTTAGTTGAGGAATTTGTTACATCTTATCCAAAAGCGGATATTTTGGGCGTATCAAAAATTGATGATGAAATCATGATTAAACTAAATTTTGTGCGTGGATTGTTCGAGGTGCGGAAATGAGTTTACAGACAGCATGGGAAAATCGGTTAGAAGCGGAATATCACGCGCAAATGGAAGCGGCTGAACGATATGACGCAGAACTTGAAGCGGAAAAATCCCGAATTGACGAAGCGGCAAAAAATGGCGATGAATCAGTAATCGACGCAATCAATGACGCAATCTCTCTTAGAGATGATGATTTAAATATGCAGTGGTTAGCGATTGGGGCGGGGGCTTGGGATAAGTTAGCAATCATCAGAGATAACGCGATCGCAATTGTGGCCAAACGAAATTTAAAGGGCAAATATGGCAACGGTAATTGAAAATATGTCGAATGCCGACTATCACGCACATTCAGCAATTAGTAAATCGGGGCTGGACTTAATAGAAAAAAGTCCGGCTCATTTTTTCTACGCGGAGCGGGAAAAAACAAAAGAAATGGTGATTGGTTCGGCATTTCATGACTTGGTTTTGCTCCCTGATACATTTAACGAGCTCTACATCATAAAGCCTGCCGAAATTAACTTTTCGACCAAAGCCGGTAAAGAATGGAAGCAGCAAGCGGAGGAATCGGGGAAAGAGATTCTGACTGAAGAAGAATTTAACCAAATCAATGCCATGAAAGAAAGTGTACTCGCCCACCATGCGGCAGGAAGACTGTTATCAAACGGTAAGGCTGAAACTTCTATCTTTTGGCAAGATGAAATCGGCGTTGAGTGCCGATGCCGTCCCGACTTTATCAACGTAAACAATGTGATTGTTGACCTTAAAACAACAACCGACGCAAGTCCGAAAGGATTTGCGAAATCCGTTGCAAACTTCCGCTATCACGTTCAGGATGCGTATTACTGCCATGGATACAAGCACGCATTCGGCGAACTTCCGAGAGGGTTTGTGTTTGTGGCCGTTGAGAAAAAACCACCTTACGCCGTCGGCGTTTACACGCTTGACGACTTGGCAAAACTGGAAGGTGAGATGCGGTTCAAAGAAAACCTTTTAACCTACAAACAGGCATTGGAAGAAAATTCCTGGAACGCTTTTAGTCAGAAAATCGAAACACTCAGCCTACCGAGTTGGGCTTTTAAATCTTAGGAGATAAACAATGACAACAGTCGCTAATGTTTTTGCGCCGGAACCGCAAAAAGAAAAAAACACAGCAATGGTTGAATCTCAATCGGCGCGTGAAAGTCAGGAAGTACAGGCAATGATGGTTATTGCTAAACGTTTCCCGCGCGATCCGATCGATGCAATGGATAGAATCATTAAATCCTGTACTCGCCCAACCTTGGCGCAAAGTGCGGTCTATTCGTACCCGCGCGGAGGGCAAAATGTAGAAGGTCCGTCTATTCGTCTTGCTGAAACAATCGCCCAAGAATGGGGAAATATCCAATACGGCATTCGTGAGTTAAGCCAAGCAAACGGAGAAAGCACTGTAGAAGCCTTTGCTTGGGATATTCAAACCAATACGCGGCAAGTAAAAGTATTCCAAGTGCCGCATGTGCGTTATTCGAAAAAAGGCAAAACCATTCTGACTGATCCGCGCGACATTTACGAGCTTGTAGCAAACAACGGTGCACGTCGATTAAGAGCTTGTATTTTAGGTGTAATCCCTGGTGACGTAATCGAAGCGGCCGTTGAGCAGTGTTCGGTGACATTAACGGCAAATGCAGACACCTCTCCAGAGGGATTGAAAAAGCTGTCCGACTATTTTAACGAAAATTTTGGCGTAACCAATGACATGATCGCAAAACGTTATCAGTGTCGGTTCGAATCATTAAGACCAGCCCAAATAGTCCAGTTAAGAAAAATTTCACAATCTTTAAAAGACGGCATGAGTTCTGTTGAAGACTGGTTCGATATTGACTACAAGGCAAATGATTTAAATGCTTTAGTCGATAAAACAGAAACAGATAATAATAAATAAACCCAAAGGTGATAAACATGGCAGGAATAAACAAAGTAATTATTGTCGGCAACTTGGGGCAAGACCCTGACGTCCGCACAATGCCAAACGGCGATATGGTGACAAAAATCAGTGTGGCCACAAGTGAGAGTTGGGTTGATAAAAACACAAACGAGCGCAAAACTCAAACAGAGTGGCACGCTATTGTGTTCTATCGCCGTCAAGCGGAAGTAGCAGGCGAATACCTACGCAAAGGCTCAAAAGTCTATGTTGAAGGGCGTTTAAAAACCCGCAAATGGCAAGATCAAAACGGCCAAGATCGCTACACCACAGAAATTCAAGGCGACGTTTTACAAATGTTAGACAGCCGACAACAAGATAAGTCGTCCACCAGTGGTAAGCCAAACCACCAGGCGGAAAATGCCGGCGATTTTAATGATGATATTCCGTTCTGAATTTAAAAGGGGTAAAAATGGCTAAATTTATAAGAGTAAGTCCTATTGATGCAATTGGATCGGTTTATCTTAATGTGGATGAAATTAAGGCGTTTTCTGCCACCAAGGAGAGCGATGGAAAGGAATTAACATTTATTTGGTGTAATGATCGACCGTTTAAAGTCACAGAAAAAATAAGTGAAATATTACAACAGATTAGCGGAGATTAAAAAATGTACTGGTTCAAAAATGCGATGATTTATCGCTTAACTAAATCACTTAATTTAGACGACTTACAAGACAAGTTAAATTACGCAGTGTTTACTCCTTGCCAGCCATCCGATGGTACGCATTTCGGCTGGACTCCACCGCTTAAAGATAGCGGATTGTTGCACCACACAGCAGGTGGAAACGTGCTTTTAATTGCAAAAAAAGAAACAAAAATCCTGCCGGCGGAAGTGGTAAACAAAGAGCTAAATGAGCGGATCGAAAAGCTTGAAAAAGACCATGGACGAAAGCTTAAGAAAGTCGAAAAACAAGCCTTAAAAGATGATGTGATTGCCTCTTTATTGCCTCGCGCATTCAGTAAATATCAACATACCGCACTTTGGATTGATACTAAAAACGACTTAATTTATGTTGACGCGACAAGCTCAAAACGCGCCGAAGATGCTTTAGCGTTGCTGCGTAAAACTCTTGGTAGTTTACCTGTAGTGCCGCTGACATTTAAAAATGAGCCGGCAGTCGTTATGTCCCGATGGATTGCTGACGAGGACGCACCGGAATGGCTGATCGTAAAAGAGGACTTAGAGCTACGAAGTAAAGCAGATGATGGCGTTATTAAATGTAAAAACAATGACTTAGCCCAAGAGGAAATTTTAACGCTGGCTGATCGTGGATTTGTTACAAAATTAGCGCTGGAGTGGGAAAATCACTTGTCATTCGTGCTAAATGAAGATTGTAGCTTGAAACGCTTGAAGTTTTCCGACTACATCACCGAGCAGAATGACGACATCCTGAAAGAAGATGTCGCACAGCGTTTTGATGCGGATTTTATCTTAATGACGGCGACACTGTCCCAATTGACGGAAAATCTATTGCGTGAATTTGGCGGCGAGAAAGAACGTCTATAAAAAATTCCACCAACAACAGCCCTCACTACGAGGGCTTTTTATTATCCGAAAAAGTTAGAAATGATTAAATTTATCCGAAACATAGCTAAACGCATTTTGGCAGCAGAAATGCACCGACTGCGAACTTTAGAAATTGAGAACACAACAATGCAAAACCGTATTGATTATCTCAATGAGCGAAACAAGCGGCAGTCAAAAGAGATTGCTCGTTTGATTTTATTGCAATCCACCCCGCAACAACCAACAAAGCGTTATCAATCCAAGAAACGGAAAGGCAAGCAAAAATGAACGAAATTAATATAGGCATTCCCCACTCAAGATTTTCCGATATTTTCGGGTGCTATTTTTATGTGCGGATGAATAGTGGCGACCCGTCGTCTGTTACTCGGGCAGTAGAGGACGCTAAATGCAGTTGGCTTATGTTTGGATCTGAGTTGCGAAGCGATATTATCCGAACAGCGGGATCAGCAAACTATCCTGCGGTAGTTAATAACTACGTAAATAATTTTATTGAGTGGGCCAACAGTCAATTTAATGCGCCGCAAGATTACAACACTCCTCGACCACTGGTTGAGGTGTTGCCGGTGGTGAATTACAAAAAATAAACAGTATTTAACCAACCACAAAGACGCTCCAAGTGAGCGTTTTTTGTTTTGAGGTAATTATATGACGAGTGAAGACGAATATTTTTGCAGTTTGCCAGCGAACGATCAGAAGCATTATTTGGAGTATGAAAACATGGTTAAAAATAACGAAAAGCCACAAGCCAACAACGGCTGGATCAAGTGTAGTGATAGATTACCTCCTGTCAACGAGGACGGTGAGAGCTGTTCCGTGTTGCTTTATGGCATGGAGACGCTCGATAGCTACGTCAATCATCAGTTTATCGGGTACTTGATGGAGGGTAAGTTTTATTGCGATGGTGGATATAGTCCACATCAATGTTATCACGTTACCCACTGGCAAACGCTCCCGCCACCACCAACCGAATAACCAACGACCGCAAAGTGCGGTCTTTTTTTAAGGAGAATTTATGAAACCATTTAATTTAAAAGAGGCTTTAGCTGGCAAGCCGTGTGTAAGCAATAACGGTAAAATCATCTATATTTTTAAAGATGTTAGAGAGTTTGGCCTTGATGATGACACCCCTCTTGTAGGGATAATCATTTTTAACAAAAACAATTACATGTTGACACATTGGGACGGCAACGGAAAGAATTACTCAACCTATGATTATCAGATCGTTGGAATGTATGAAGAGCCTGAATTAACATCCGAACAGGTACTGGAAAAGGCTTATCAGGAAGGCTTGTTTGTTGCTCAATCCGCGAACTGTCAGATTAAATTAAAAGTGATTGCGAAAGCAAAGGATGGAGGTTTTATTTTGGAAGCAGTTAACGGATTTATGAGCAAGTCAGGAGACGGCGAATATGTGCTTTACAAAGACCTTGCACCAAATCACCGTTACGCTGCCTAAGCCGTTTAAGCCTAAAGAGGGAGAGGTGTACTACAGCATTGGTGGTTACCATAATGGGACGATAGTAAAAATGCAAGCAAATTGCATGACGGACATCTCCATTTTAAGCGGTAATTGTTTCCGCACCGAATCTGACGCCCAAGCATGGCTAGATGCCATGAAAAACACTTTAGGGGATTAATATATGGACGTAATTGAAATTCGCAAAAGTGCGGTTGTAGATTTTAAACGCGACTGCATTGGGACGTGCAACGAAATCCAAGAAGCCGTAAATGCTTGGATTAAGCACGAGAAGAAACAGAAAACGTCTCTACTACGAACATCAAACGTTGATATTGATGAATTTAAATGTGCTAATGTTAATTTTATCCTTGATCAAGATGGAGGTGAAACTTTCCTAATTTATTGTTGCCCTGGCGATGATGACGATCTTGCCTATAAAATTTTAGGTGTAGCAGAACGTAAACTCGGCGTACCTTGCGGGTGCGTTATTTATAAATAAAACAAATCATGAATTGACCGCTCGAAAGGGCGGTTTTTTATTGGAGTAAATATGCTTACTTATTTAATTTTTAATCATGAAACTATTAATAATATTTTATTAATAGTTTCCTGCTTGCTTATCTTTTTTGGGGGGGTGTTAGCCGCCGAAATTAGATATACAAAAATTGCGCCCGCACTAGTTTTTGTTGGTGGTTTTTTATTTATAGCTTTTGCGCTTTTCCCAGGCGTTGACTATCTGTGCTACTTGACACAGCAAGATATTCCGCGGTGTGCGGCAAAGTAGGCGCGTAATGAGCGAAACATTAACAATAAAAGAGGTCGCCAAACTCCTAAAGCTTAGTTATAGCACTGTGTATAACAATAGATCCAACTGGGGATTTTTTAAGGTTGCTGGAGTGCGTGGCTGGCGAATTTATAAAACAGATCTTGATAAGATCAGACAAAAACAAAATAATGTCGTCCGATCGGGTGTGCGAATCGGCGATAAGGAGATGATATGTCGATCCGCAAAAACAAATATGGTGTTTGGCAAATCGACTTTACCACGCCGTCAGGGCAACGAGTTAGATCGTCTAGTGGCACGACTGACAAACGGCTTGCGCAGGAGCTCCACGACAAGCTAAAAGCTGAGTCGTATAAGGTAGAGCGCTTAAACAAACGCCCCGAACGAACGGTAGAAGAAGCGCTAATCCGCTTTTTGGAAGACGCCGAACATCAAAAAGATTTAGAAACCAAAATACATCACGCGCAATACTGGCGAGATCGTATCGGTCACAAAAATCTTAGCTCTTTAACAAGTGATGACATCTATAACAATCTACCCACGCATAAGCGCACTGGAGAGAGGTTATCTCCATCCACGCAAAATAGATACCGCACATCAATAATGCGCGCGCTAAATCTTGCCAAACAAGCGGGATGGGTTGATGCAATCCCATATCTTGCCAAAAATGATGAGCCTAAAAAGCGGGTACGGTGGATAACTCAAGACGAGGCAAATAGATTTTTAGATAGCCTTAACTTAGAGTGGATGCGTGAGATATGCTCATTTGCACTACTCACAGGAGCGCGTATGTCGGAGATTTTAACTTTAACGTGGGATAAGATAGATTTTCCGCGGAGCATTGCCATTGTCACAAGTGACGTTGCTAAATCAGGGCATGCAAGATCACTACCACTACCGCGTAATGCAATTAATTTCTTGCGGCAAAAAGAGACAAGGAGTATCTCGCAATATGTTTTTCACAGGGGCAAAGGCAAGATGATTTCCGACATTGACCGGGAGGATTTTAAACGGGCCTTACAGCGGGCGGGTATTAAGGATTTCCGCTTCCACGATTTGCGGCACACATGGGCAAGTTGGCACATACAAAGTGGCACACCGCTAATGGTACTCAAAGAGTTGGGCGGTTGGGAGACAATCGAGATGGTGCAAAAATACGCACATCTTAATGCAGGTCATTTATTGCAATACGCAAATCATGTCAAAGTTACGTCAAAGTTGACTTTTTCGGCGACAAATTCAGATTCACAAAATGAGGAGGATTTATGTTTCGATACAAATAAAAAAGCCGTAAGTTATTGA